AGCTATACCAAGAAATACTTTATCTTGAGCATTTTTATAATGGTGGATGGGTAGTTGAGAACGTGTTGCCACATTATCAACCTTTAATTCCAGCACAACAAATAGGGCGTCATTTGTATTGGTCTAATTTTGATGTAGGAAACTACAAAGAGCCTAGTCCTAACAATTTCATAAATATGTGTACCACGTCAGCTAAGCAAAAGCTTATGGATTGGTTGGGAATACAATACGAAGAAAATATCTACTACGGCAACAATCATTGCCCTGCTCAAATTTTAAGAAACTGTGTTCACCCAAATGAAGGGTTGGCAATTTTAAATGCATATCGTGGAGGTAGTAAATGACGCACATAATAGAATTTCCACTTCATATAGGTGATTTCCTTTCAGGAACTCTTCACATGGACACATTAGAGAAGGGTGCTTACATCATGTTAATTGTTGCTCATATGCAAGCAGGCGAACAAGGTCTTCCAAATGACGATAAAATGTTAGCTAGAATTGCAGGTGTAACACCTAAAGTTTGGAGCAGAATAAAACCTATCCTTGCCGAAAAGTTCACCATTAACGAAAACTTTTGGGAACAGAAAAAATGCATTGAGGTGCTCCGAAATATTTCGCAAAAAAGTTCCAACGCAAGAGCTAAAGCATTGAAAAGACACAATACAGGTGATGCTACAGCAAAGCCACAGCAGAGCTGCAGCAGTGCTAACCATAAACCAATAACCAATATAAAAAATAATATAAAAAAGAATGAAGTTTTACAGGTCGATAAATCACCACCTGACAAGGATGAAAATTACGGCGATTACGATTTTAACGATTTTTGGGATGTCTATCCACGCAAGATAGGAAAAGGTGCCGCTAGAGCAGCTTGGTTAAACCAAATTAGTTTTCACGGGGCTGCACCGGAAACGATGTTTAACGCAGCAAGGAACTATCGACAGCAAGAGCTTGATACGGAGGAAAGGTATATCAAAACACCTGCAAAGTTTTTATCTGAGCAGAGGTATCTGGATGAAAGTCTAAACGTAGAGCCACCTAAACCGCTTGATCTAAAACAATACCCTGAATGGCAGTGGCCTATCATCAAGAAGTTGGGAGAGCAGCAAGCTAAGACATGGTTTGAGAACAGTAGGCTTGAAGGAAAAACCCTAATGGTTCCTGACAAGGTGAAGAAAAACTGGATACAGGAGCGTTATGTTTCTGGCGGAAAATTCAACGGAATATTTAACCAAGTGGAGGTAATGGCATGAGTGATTTTAAATCGGCTTTGGAAAGGTTTGACAGCATACTCACTAAATCCGAACCAGACGCAAATGGAAAGATTTTAGGAAGGTACGGAAAGCCCTTTATGCGTGATGATGAAATAGCAAACGTCAGGAAAGCCCTACGCATTGCCGATAGATTGCAGAGTGGGCAGTTTAATTTAGATGGCATAAACTTCCCATTGCCTAATATTCATAACCAGTTTCAGGATTATGAAATACAGGACTTTCTTGAGCAAGTGGCCGCCCAGATGATTAAGGAGGTAAGTGATGACTGAAGCAGCAAAGATTTTAGAGTTAATAGAAAACGTTGATCCAAAGGATACGGATACGCTTGATGAGATTGATGTTCAGGTTTGGTGTTGGCTAAACAATTATACTTTAGATGTGTACGATGACGTTGAATATGGATATTTCAAAGTAAAAGAAAACCCAGAAGAAGAATATAATATAGGCGAATATGAGTTTTTATACGAAAGCGACAAAGAGAAATATCATCAGAAATATTACACCCGTTCACGTGATGCGCTGAAAAGCATTAGGCCAGAGGGGTGGAGAGTAGATATTGCCCAATCTTCTGAGCATAAAGACTTTAGGTGCATTCTCGTAAATGATGAATGTAGGTGCCAAGGCGGCAAATATTTACCAACAGAAGAACTTGCAGAGCTTCATTCGATTATCCAAGCCATTCAATGGGAACGAGAGAATAAATAAAACTAACGGGGGTGTTATGAAAGAAGAGAATCCACAAGCAATCACAGTAGATAAAATCTGGGTAAGTCAGCACAAGCAAGAGGATAGATCTAGGCGTAAAGTCGATGCTGTTGTGTTTCAAGAGATGACAAGCGACATGGAGGATATGGTCGATAAGATACAGAAATGGTCAAAATTCAAAGACTCAGTTGAGGGATACGTGACCATGAAGTTTTCTGACGCTCCTTCAGGTAAGGGGGATCCTGACGCACCCCTGTTAACTGTAATGCAAGTGGAAAAATTTAGAGAAGATATGATTAAGGAGGGGCAAGAACGACTATGGCTTTGTGCAACAGATTATTTTGTAGATGGCTGCACCGTGCGAACAATAGAGAAGGGTCGAAGAATGAGGAATGGTACAGCAAAGAAGGCTATCTTAGATTGCTTAAATGAATTCTGTATTTTTGCGGGCAGAGGCAACCAGTTTAAATAAAACTAGAGGGGGAGAAATGAAACCATTAACCGAGAAACAGCGAAAACTATATGATTTTATAAAAGCGTATTACGACGAGAATAGAATAACCCCAACTTATGAGGAGATGGCAAAAGCTATAGGTGTTAAATCCGTAAGTTCAATCCATGTTCACTTAAAATCTATGGCTATGAGAGGCGCTGTTGAGTGGGTTGCAGGTAGCACTAGATCGATAAAATTACTACTTAATTAGAAGTTTCGCTATTGTTTCGCTATATCTTCTATGTTTGTTCGTATTAACCGGGGACAGTAAGCATAGTATATTTATTATACTGGTATTAGTTATATCAGTGACGAGATAGTAAAAGTTACAAGATGCTCCGTTCGAAAGTTCGGGGCATTTTTTATACCCTAAGTCCTACGATAACCAACTTACCCCCGTTATCACGTAGGCCGCCGCATTTCTCGCGGCGAACGGAATTTAAAGGCATGAGTGAAAAAGTAGAAGTTACAGTTTGTCCTGTAAGGGCCGCTTATGGCTACGGCATGAGTCCAGACATGGAGTATCTAAGGGATTTGTATATCGAGTTCCGACCTCCACGAAGAGAGAGCATAGAGTTTAACCGCAACAAGAAAGATTAAAGCAAGTGTCTAACGTAGTTAAGTTTCCAGACGGCGAGAAGGAAGAGAATAAACACAAAGACTACGAAGTGCCGCATGATGCAACGATAGATGCTGAAGAGTTTATAGATTACGTGATGGAGAATCCAAACGTCGAAGAGGCGATAGTGATTGTAAAATATACAGATCATCACATTCACACAGAAGTTACACACGAGTTAACGGAAGACGCAAAAGACTTGATGGATCTAACAATCCTTCAGATGAGCTTCCACGATATGACTTCAAACGATAATTAGAAAGATAGATAGATGACTTGTTACGTGAACTGGATGAGAGATAACCAGGGTAACCCAAACATGGAGGGAAATCCTGCGCAACCTTATGATACGGGAGATTCCCCTTTAGCTGCTACAGCGGATGGAGATGCAGCTGAATATGCAACGGTTTGGTCTACGGTAGCCTACAAGGTGAAAGCAACAAACTTATTAAATCCCAAATCGGATGATGTTGAAGCGGTTTATCCAGCAGGCCATGTCGTCCAGATACCAAACATCACAGCAGAAACACAGATAACAGTAACAGAATTATAATTTAACAGCCGGAAAGGAGAAATCCGTGGCACGACCTCCAAAATACGAAACTCCAGAAGAGATGGAGCGTATAATAGATTTATATTTTTTAGCTTGTAAGTCTAACCAGACAGAAGACACATCTCCGCTAGGGGAATTGAGCGATGAGGAAATGGAGCTAATTAATAGCTTTGGTAATCCGGTTGTTCCTACAGTTTCAGGACTAGCTTTTGCATTAGGTATGAGTAGGCAAGCGTTATTAGATTACCAAAAAAAGGATGAGTTTCTTGACACAGTAAAAAGAGCTAAGCAGCGAATTGAGTTAGAAGTAGAACAAAGGCTGTTTGGTAATAGTGTTACTGGGGTCATTTTCAACCTGAAGAATAACTTTGGATGGAAGGATAAGATGGAAACTGAACATAGCGGTAATGTTGGTTTAAGTCATATTTTGGATGATATTGATGGGCGAAGCTCAGGATTACCGGACGCTTCAGAGTAAGTTAGCCGACAGGAGGTGGAGGTTAAATAACCTTTACTACATCAAAGACAAAGCTGGTCGGAAAACGCTGTTCAGAATGAATTGGGCTCAGGAGTTCTTGTTTGAGAATATCTGGTTCTTTAACGTCATTCTTAAGGCTAGGCAGTTAGGGTTCACGACATTCATCCTGATTTACTTTTTGGATGCCTGCTTGTTTAATTCGGATCACTCTGCGGGAGTGATAGCGCATAACCTTGAAGACGCCAAGAAGCTATTCAAGGATAAAGTTAAATACGCTTACGATAATTTGCCTGAATGGTTGAAAGAGCAAAGGTCAGCAAAATCTGATAGCGCCAGAACTTTAGAGTTCATAAATGGTTCTAGTATTTACGTTGGAACTTCACTTCGTTCAGGTACCTTGCAGAAGCTTTTAGTTTCTGAATACGGAAAAATATCCGCTAAATATCCTGAAAAGGCTAAGGAAGTTAAGACTGGAGCTCTCAATACGATTGAGGCAGGTCAGCAGATATTTGTAGAGTCTACGGCAGAAGGTAAGGTCGGCGAGTTCTTTGATTTGGTTGAGAGAGCTAGAAAGCTTGCAGACTCTTTGAAAAAACTAGCAAGGCTTGAGCCTAAATTCTTCTTCTTTCCGTGGTGGAGGAATTCTAGTTACAGGGCGAACGAAGAAGAAACAGAGCACACAGTCATTACTGAAGAATATTCAAAGTACTTTGATGAGCTTAGTGAACAGGGGATTGAATTAACAGGCTCTCAAAAAGCTTGGTATGTGATTAAGGCGGAACAACAGGGTGATGATATGATGCAGGAGTATCCGTCAACTCCAGAGGAGTCTTTCCAAGGATCGTTAAAAGGGGCGTATTACACCAAGTCAATGAAGCACGTGAGGGAAAATGGTCAAATATGCCATCTTCCTTATGATTCACGTTTCGGGGTCTACACTTGGTGGGATTTAGGCTTAAACGATCAAATGGTTGTTTGGTTCTATCAAAAGATAAACGGCAGGCACTGCTTTATTGACTATCATGAGAGTGACTCTGAAGGATGGGAGTATTACGCCAATATGCTGAAAGAAAAGGGTTATAATTATATAGCTCATAACTTTCCTCATGATGGTAATAAACGAGTACGCGGGAAGCAGGTTTTCACAGACAGGCAAATAGCTCAAGAATGTGGGATTAGGCCTGTTAAGATTACTCCGAGAACTTCTAACACTCACGATGACGTGGTGAAGATATGTGCTCCAGTTCTTAAGAATTGCTGGTTCGATCAAGAGAAATGCTCACAAGGTATTCTTCACCTAGATAACTACAAAAAGAAATACAGTAGGGCCGATCAAATGTTCAGGAAAGAGCCTGAGCATAATGAGGCGTCGCATGGGGCAGATGGTTTTAGAACGTTTGCAGTAAATGCGGACAAGATCGGACTAGAAAACAACGAAACCACTAAAGTAAACCGAAGTAGGCCACAAAGACGTGGGACTGCTACTTCATGGATGGGTTAATGGACAAAAACAAAAAAGAATTACTGGACCGTGTTAAGTCGCGGTTCACAGCTATGCTTGACTACTACGAGCCAGAATACCGTCGAGGACAAGAAGACTTTGACTTTCTAATGGGTGAGCAGTGGGAAGACGCAGAAATTGAAGTGCGTAAAAGTGATAGCCGACCCTTTCTGAAGAGGAACTTAATGATGCCGTTCTCGGATCAGGTTGTGAACGCAGCTAGAGAAACAAGGCCATCCATTAGAGTATCGCCCGTTGATGATAAGGGTGATGTTGATACTGCTGAAGTTTTTAAGGGGATGATTCGTAACATTGAAAGGCAGTCTAAAGCATCAATTGCTTATGATACGGCGGTGCAAAACTCTGTAGCAACAGGCTATGGGTGGTTGCGTGTTAATACAGCTTATGTATCAGCGACCAGCTTTAATCAGGAAGTGAAAATCGAGGCTGTACCTGATTGGCGCTCTTGTATGATTGATCCTAAGTCCGAGTTGCCAGATGGTAGCGATGCAGAAGATGGCGTTGTCTACACAGATATTGATAAAGATGATTTTAAGATTCAATACCCAGATGCAGACCTAGTTGATTTCGAAGAGGCTGAAGAAGAAGGTTGGACGCAAGACGATAAAGTTAGGTTAGTTGAGTACTTCTATAAGGATTATGAAGATACAAAAATTCACGAATGTTTTATGCGTGATGGCACTACAAAAGTTCTTACTGGGGCGCAGTTGAAGAATGAGCATGATGTGGTCACTATTCTTCGTGATAGAGATACAAAAGTACACAAAGTTAAGTGGTGTAAAGCGTCTGGTGCCGAGATATTAGAAGAAACAGAATGGTTAGGGGATTATATCCCGCTTGTTCCAGTATACGGCAAGCTTGTTTGGAGAGATGGGCGTAAGCAATCGTATTCATTAATTCATCAGGCAAAAGACAGCCAAAGATTGTTAAATGTAGTTATTACAACAATAGCAGAAATTGTTGGTAGTCAACCAAAGAACCAGCCTTGGGTAGGAGCATCCGGTCAATTTGATGCTGATTCAGGATGGGAGGATTGTAACTCACAGAATTATGCTTACCTACAATACAAGCCGGTTATGGCAGAGGATGAGTCGGGTCAGTCATACCCTGTTCCGCCACCACAAAAAGCCCAGCCATTACAGGTTAGCCCTACTCTATTCCAACAAGAAGCTACTGCAACACAGAGTATTAATGCTTCACTTGGTATGTTTGATGAGAACAGAGGTAATGAAAGCAATGCTATTTCTGGTGTTGCTATTCGCTCAAGACAACTACGTGGAGATAAAGCGACATTCCACTTTATCGATAACTTAGCCTCTTCCATCCGCCATACGGGTGTAATTGCCGTAGATATAGTTCCGAAGGTATATAATCAGGCTCAAGTTGCACGAATTGTTGGTGAAGATGGTAAAGAGAAGACAGTAAACATCGATCCTCAAGCAGTCACAGATAAAACAAAAGGCATCTATAACATTCATGCAGGTAAGTATGACGTTGATGTAGATATCGGCCCATCATACGCAAACCAGCAGCAAGAGTTTGTCGATATCATGAAAGAGCTAATTAGAGTTCAGCCAGAGCTTGCAAATGTGACTGGCGATAAACTGATTGAATCAATTGGCGGTCCATATGCGGATATTATCGCAGACCGTATTAGAGCACTAAACCCATTATTACTTACAGATGATCCAGTAGGAGAACAGATTAAAGTTCTAGAGCAGAAATTAGCTCAGTCTGAAGACAAGGTCATGACGCTACACGCAGCGTTAGAGGATAAGCAAAAGAACGAAGAGTTTGAAAACGAACTCAAGTTAGGAGAATTACACGATAAGAAAGCAAACACTCAGATAAAACTCATGGATACGATGTCTAAGATTGACGAACGTAGCAATGAAGGAGTGACAGATGAGAGGGTTGCCGACTTAGCCGAAGCCATTATGGAGGTCAACCAAAAGGTCGACATGATGAGCCAACCAGTAATTCAGGCAAGTGGTCAGCCTGAAGAAGGCTTTATAGCCGAGTAAAACGACCACTATCCAACATTAAAGGTAATAGAATGGAAAACGTTGAAGGCGTAACGGCCGAAGAAACGACAGCGGTGGAGTCTGTCGAAAATCAAACTCCTGAAACACAAGCCGAAGATAACGGCGAAACAATTGCTGAAGAGTCAAATGAATCTACGACGCAGGAAACTGTAGAGGATAAGGCTGAAGAAAACGACAAAGAGCTTCAAAAGCTAATTAGCGATAACCCGAAGCTTAAAGAATATATCGAGAAGCAGAAAACAGAAGCTATTGATAAGAAAGAGTCGAGGCGTAAAGCTGCTCTAAAGCAAAGCAACGAGAGCATATTAAAGCTCCAAGAGAGCTTAAAACAAAGGGATGCTGAGATAGAGAAATATCGTGCAGCACAAGATCCCGAAGAGCTTGATATAAATGATTTTGAAACCGAAGACGAGTACCAGCTAGCTAAACTCAAGAAGGAACTCAAAGAGGAAACTAATTCCGAGAGGCTTGAAGAGGCAGAAGAGGCTCGTAACGCTGAGCAACAAGAAATGGTTCGTATCGCTCGTGAGAAATTCTCAGAGCAAGAACAAGAAGTTTCTAGCCAAAATCCAGATTACGCAGATAACGCAAAGGTGTTTGAGAGTTATGCAGGAATGGTTGATCCAAACGATCCTGGATTCCAAGCATTTGCTAATTACCTCGCATATCAATCGGAGAATGGTCCAGCACTAGTCAATCACTTGGGTAAAAACCCAGAAAAGATTGAGGCGTTGTTCGGTAAACCACCAGCATTTATTGAACAGAAAATTCAAGCGTATGAAAAAGAGATTCAAAGCGCTCCCAAACCTCCTGCACCTAAGCCGTCACTTCCTGAACCGCCAACCCCAGCAAAAGGCGCGGCAACTCCGAAGGTTGATCCTAAAAAATTAGATGACACGGACACCTACATGAAGTGGCGAAATTCACAACTTAAAAAGAAAAGGAGCTAGTAAATGACTAGTAACACATTACTCACTATAGATCAGGTGACGAACGAAGCTCTTCGTATTCTTCACCAAAAACTAAACTTTGTAGGTTCGATTAACCGCCAGTACGACAACTCTTTTGCTAAAAAGGGTGCAAAGATTGGTTCTAACCTACGTGTGAAATTACCACCTCGCTATACATCAGCGACTGGTGCGACATATACGCCAAACGATACTGTTGAGAACTACGTAAACGTACCATGTTCTACGCAGCGTCATGTTGGTATGGATTTCACATCAAAAGAGCTAACGCTTGATATTGATGCTTTTGCTGAAGAGTTCTTGGAGCCAGCTATGGCACAGCTTGCTGCTGACATGGAAAAGGATGCTTTCAGTATGTATAAAGATATTGGTGCTCAAGTTGGTACAGCGGGTACTACACCAAACTCTTTCAAAACACTTGCACAGGGTGCTGGTAAAATCCGAGAGAATGGTTTGGTTGGTGATGATAGCTTATGCGCTATTCTGAACGTAGACTCACATATTGAAATGGCTGATGCCCTTAAGGCGTTACAGAATCCAAATAAACAGATTGGTGACAACTACAAGAAAGGCCTTATTGTTAACGAAACAGGTGGCTTCAGTAAGATCTACGAAAACACAATGATCCCTGTTCATACAAACGGTTCAATGGGCGGAACTCCTCTTGTTGATACATCTTCAGCTGCTGATGGCGACACTACAATTCATATTGATGGTGTTACATCTGGGAATACATGGACAAAAGGTACTGTATTTACAATTAATGGCGTTGAAGCTGTTCACCCAGAAACACGTCAGAGCACAGGCAAACCTTATCAGTTTGTTGTTAAAGCTGACGTTACTTTCACAGGTGGTGAGGCTGATGTTTCAATTGATGAGATTCAGTCTACAGGCAACTTTAAGAACATCAGCAGCCTTCCTGCTGATAATGCAGCTGTAACAGTTGTTGGTTCTGCTGACACTGGTTATGCCCAGAACTTAGCTTTCCACAAAGATGCATTTGCTTTTGTAACTGCTGACCTTGTGAACCCTGCTGGTTCTGTTGAGTTTGGTTCTCAGAAAAACTATGACGGTTTATCACTTCGTATTGTTCGTCAGTACGACGCGAGAACAGACGAGTTCATTACACGTGCAGACGTTCTTTACGGTTTTGCAACTCTGCGTCCAGAACTTGCTTGTCGTATCACAGCTTAATTTATCGAGCGCATCCTCTAGGGGGTGCGTTCTCATAAGTTAAGAGAGGTTCTATGGCTAAAGCAAGAGATATAATTAAAGCAGCCTTGAGAAAAATAGAGGTTTTAGGTTCTGGGAAGGATCTATCTGCAGAAGACGCTAGCGATGGGTTAGAGGCGTTAAATGGGATGATCTCTGCGTGGTCTGTTGAAGGTGCAATGATCTACACAGAAACCAAAGAAACCTTTAATTTAACCTCTAATAAAGGAAGTTATACGATTGGTTCAGGGGGTGATTTTGATACTACACGCCCCACAAAGATTGATGCTGCATATGTTCGACACGGTGGCGTTGATTATCCACTCACTATTGAGGGTAAGAATGATTATTCAATCATCTCTGACAAGGAATCTACAGGTATCCCTAGTAAACTTTATTACGATGAAAACTATCCTTTAGGGAATATCTACTTATGGCCTGTGCCTTCTGGATCAATGGAAATTACATTGGTTACTGAGAAGCCTTTAAGTGAATTCAGCTCATTAAACACTGAATTTGCGATGCCCCCTGAATACAAAAGGGCGCTTATCTTTAATTTGGCTGTCGAGATATCTCCTGAGTACGGAAGAACTCCTCATCCAAATGTTTCAGCGATAGCAAGAACCTCCAAGAGCGTTGTGAAAACGCAAAACAGACGTAACGACAAAAAGACAGTTGCTATTGACAGTGCTTTTGTTTCTGCGGGCAGTTTTAACATTCGTACAGGGCGATATAATTAATGAAAATTCCAGTAGTTGGTCCGTCTTACCAGATGGACGCGTTGAGCTTTGATGTTCAGCGTTCAATCAATTTATATCCTCTGATATCTGAAGTGCAGAGCAGTAAGGATGTGGTTGCACTGCGTAAGTGCCCTGGATATAAGCATTACACAACAGCTGGCGGCGGCCCCATTAGAGGCGCTATAGTCGTTAGCGGACGAGCTTTTGTAGTGTCAGGCTTTGAATTATATGAGATTGAAGCAGATAAGAGCACTACACTAAGAGGAACTCTTAACACAGGCTCTAGGACAGTTTCTATCGCTGAGAATGGGACTCAAATTCTGATAGTTGATGGAGTGAATGGTTACACATTCGAATTAAGCTCTAACAGCTTTACACAGATTAGCGATCCTGACTTTCCTAATGGCGCAACTATCGTTCGTTTTATGGATGGGTATTTCATTGTAAATAAACCTAATGGGGCAGCGTTCGCTATTTCTGCAATTAACGACGGTTCGTCATGGGATGCTTTAGATTTTGCTGTAGCTTCTTCTAATCCAGATGATCTAGTTAGTTTAATTACTGATCGAGGGAATTTATGGCTGTTTGGAAACATTTCTACAGAAGTATATCGAAATACTGGTGCTTCTTCCTTCCCATTTGAGCGTATTGGCGGAGCTGTCATACAAACGGGCTGTGAAGCGCCTCATACAGTGCAAAAAGTCGATAATACAATCGTCTGGTTGGGTGTTGATGAGCAGGGAAGAGGGGTTGTTTGGAAAGCCGATGGCTACAATGCTAGAAAAATATCAACGCAAGCGATAGAAACCAAGATAGCGGACTCAGACATAAGAGAAACGTCATATGCTTGGGTTTATCACCAACAAGGACATGTTTTTTACTGTTTACAGGTCAGTGGTTTAGATACAACTCTTGTATATGATTTCGCTGTTCAGCAATGGCACGAAAGAAGCTTCCAAAACGAAACGTTAAATCTAAAAGAGCAGCATAGAGGTTCATGTCATATCTTTTTCGACAACAAAAACCTTATTGGAGATAGCAAAAGCGGTAAAATCTATGAGCTTTCTTTAGAATACTATGATGATGACGGCGATGAGATGGTTTGGGAAAGAATTTCACCCCATTACGATCAAGAGAAACGTTTGATTTCACACAGCACTTTAGAATTAGACTGTGAAACAGGAAGAGGTCTTGTTTCGGGGCAGGGTTCTGATCCAAAGATCTCGATGTGCTATTCCGATGATGGTGGGCGCACATGGTCAAATGAGCTTTGGAGAAGCTTAGGTAAATTAGGCGAGTACAGCAAGAGGGTTGCTTGGCATCGTCTGGGGTCATCAAGAGATAGAGTTTATAAATTCAGGGGAAGTGATCCAGTGTTTTTTCAAATGAATGAGGCTTATTTAAATGGGGCTTAGTGAACCACCAACACAAGATCGAATTCAGAAAAATGGGCTATTTCCTCAAACGTGGATTTTATGGTTCGATGAGCTGTTTAAAGAAAGCGAAAAGGGGCACACAGGAACCTTTACTAATGCAGATGGCGATACAGTCACTGTTGTAAACGGAAAAATCACGGACGTTTCTTGAAGACACGTTACGCAGAGCTTAAGGATCTTGCTGAGGTATTGGAGCTTACTTGGCGAGGATATAAAGAGCTGGAAAGCATAGCTCCAGTTAAATATAAGCCAGACCTTTTATATAAGGAAGTAATCCTTCCATCGTGGCGTAGAGCGCCATGCGTTTTATTAGAAAAAGAAAACCAAATAATTGGTATGTGGGGATTAACCACTTATCGAGTGCATGGGTCAACTGATTCAATATTGGCTGACTACATGTTCTATATCATTCCGGAGCATCGATCCTTAAAAGCGGTCGAAGCCCTCAAGAAGGCAGTTATCAGCGTTGCCGATCAATTTAATTTAAACATGAAACTTAGTTACTTATTCACCGATAAGAAGGACGCCCATATCAAGCTTTTTGAAAAAGTGGGTTTCAAGGTCACGGGTGTATTGGGAACATACGAAGGGAATAAAGATGTCAAGTAAAGGCGGCGGTGGTTTTGATGCTGGTCCTATGTTGGAATACGGCGACAAAGCATTAAACTTACAAAAAACAGTATATGAAGATGGGTTAGAGAGAACAGAGCCTTATTACCAAGGCGGTACGTCTGCTCTAAATGCCCTTTTAGATAGAATGGGTCTTCAGGGTGGAAGTGTTCAGTCCAGAGATCAAATCTATAACGACATTAAAGATCAGTATACGACTCAAACTTCAGTAGCTGGGGATGGGTACTATAGAGCGCCAGATGGACGTATGCTGACGATGGATGAGGCCTTAGCAGAAGAAGCAAAGAGTAGGGTTGGTTATGGCGGCTTTACGGGCTTAAGTGAAGAGAAGAAAGGACAGCTTCTTGACGACTTTGGCTATTCACCATTTCAAACGCAGCAATCTACTACTGATTATAATGCATTAAATGCAGCTGTTGATGCTCGGATGGCGGAACAAGGTGAAACACCCGAAGGATACGGTTCGTTATTGGAGCCATTCTCATTAGATAAGTTTCGTGCAGACCCTGGATATGAATTCAGATTAAGCGAAGGTAATAAAGCTATCGAACGTGCAGCTGCATCAAGAGGACAGTACTACGACCCATCAACTGTGAAAGCTTTGACCGAACATAACGCGGGCATGGCTGACCAGACATATGATAAGGCTTTCGATCGTTATAACATTGAAAACAACAATACCTTTAACCGATTGGCGTCTATTGCGGGCATTGGTCAAAATGCTAATGCACAGACTATCAGCGCAGGACAGAATTACGCTAACCAAGCAGGTAATATTTACGGTCAGATGGGTAATGCCATTACTTCGGCACAGGTTGCGAAAGCATCACAGCCTAGCATGTTTGATTCATTGCTGAACTTAGGCGGTCAATTAGGGTCTGCGTACTTAACAGGTGGGTTTTAGGAGAAGATATGACTTTTAAATTAAATACAGATGTTTTTCTTCATGGCGCTAATCAGCAAAACCAAAAACAAAATAGGCTGTTTGATAGTATTGCTAGAGGCCTTGCTTACGGACAGCGTAAACAGGCTATGGATATGCGAGAGCGCCAGTTAGCGGCAAAAGCTAATGATCCTAAAAAACTAGCTGAGGCTGGCATGATGAAAGCTGCTCAGGGCTTACCTATTCCACCTCAAGAACACGCTGCCATGAAAGTTTGGCAAGCGCAGCAACGTCCAACCATCAACCCTACAACAGGTGAAATGTTAGGTGCTCCGGATATTTTTAAGTCTTTAAATATTGGTGGCGGTCAACAGGCTCCCATGGAGCAACCTTCTCAACAACCACCAACGTCTAGTGTTTTAGAAGCAATCATCCCTCAAGTAGAAGGGAAAGATCCAACAGGTATGGCAAACACCCCTAAAGGGCAAATGAAACAGTTTGAAACCAATGAGGCGATTAGGAAGAAAAAAGGTGAGGCGAATATTGAGGCCCAGAAAAAGCTAGATGAAAAGTTTATTAATGATGTTTACGTCCCGTTTAAGACAGGAGGGTTCGCGGATAATGAAAAGCAACTTAACCAAATAAACGAGGTTAAAGACAGTCTTAAGGAGAAAAATATTACGGGAGGCTTGAAAGGGTATCTGCCTACAGCAATAAGAGGGATGAATCCAGCATGGGAAGACTCTGTGGATGCACAAGAAAAAGTTGAAGAAGTCGTTCAAAGAAATCTTAGAGAAGTACTTGGCGCTCAATTTACTGAAAAAGAAGGTGAGCGTCTTATTAGTCGTGCTTATAACCCAAGACTTAGCGAAGAGGTGAATAAGAGCCGTGTAGATGCTCTTCACAAAGCAATGTCTGAGGCGTCAGAGGCAAAAAAATCCGCAATAGAATATTTTGAAAATAATGGAACTCTTAACGGCTGGGAAGGAGTACAGCCCTCCCATGACAGCATTAACGACAGATTTGATGAGCTAACCAAAGGAAATAAAACACCTAAAAAGCTCTCTGATATGACGGTAGAAGAGCGAAAAGCATTGTATGAGCAGTATGTGAAGGGGCGCTAATGGAGCAACAATTATCCTTACTTGAAAAAAAGTATCAACTTCCTAATGGTCTTCTAAACGCGGTCATGATGGCTGAGAGTGCAGGTGATCCGAATGCAGTTTCTCCTGCAGGCGCTCAAGGCTTGTTTCAGTTCATGCCAGATACAGCTAAGGCATATGAAATCGATCCTTTTGATCCCAATCAGGCGGCGGAAGGTGCTGCTAGAATGTATTCTGACTTATCAAAACAGTTTGATGGTGATCTTCATAAAATGCTAGCGGCTTACAATTGGGGATCAGGTAACGTTGAAAGAAAGGGCATGGATAGAATGCCTGAAGAAACACGCAACTATATCCCTAAAGTTATGAATGCCATGCCTAAAGAAGAGGGCTTATCACCTGAAGATATAAAAGCTCTAGAGGCTGAGTTTGGCGGGCAGGAAGAATTTTCTCTAAGTGATGAAGATATAGCGGCTTTACAGACCGAGTTCGGAGAAGAAAACTCTGGCATGGATAGGGTTAAGGCAGGTTCTAGAACTGCAATGCAGGGACTAACATTTGGGGCGGGAGATGAGATTCAAGCGGCTATAGGAACATTACCAGTATACGCCTTGAAAAACATGTTTACAGACGATAAAGTGACGCTAAGTCAAGCTTATGACGCGTTATTAGGCATGTCACGGGAGGAGCTGGAAAAAGCTCGTAAAGATTACCCAGTGCAGTCATTTGCTACAGAAATTGCAGGCGCAATACCAACGGGGGCTGGTGCTGCAACTCAACTATCAAAGGTAGGAAAGTTAGCTAAATATGTCAGACCAACAACATGGAGAGGAGCCGCGGCAACTGGTACGGTATCGGGGGCAGCTTATGGATTTAACTCTAGCTCTGAAGGCTTACAAGAAAGACTCAAGGGAGGGGCTATTGGCGGCGTTGCCGGGGGCGCTCTTTCTCCTGTGTCTGTGGCTTTGGCCCGAGGAGGTAAAGGCGCAGTACAAGGCGCTAGGAACCTTCTTTCAAAGTCTTCTGGAGAAGCTGTAGAGCAAACCTCTAAACAAATTGATAATTTACCTATGGCTTCATCTAATGGTGATACTGTTAGAATGCCAACTGGTGCCGCTACAGGTAATGTGAAGATGATGAGAGCTGAGGAAGCCGCTCGTCAAGGCCTTCTTGGCGATGAACATCAAGCTATGATTTCTCAAGTAGATGATTTGTTCAAAACTGACGTTAAGCAGGCGGTTAAAGTCTTATCTGGAGGAGTTGATAACTCTGAAGATATTCTCGCAGATGGTATTAACAAATTTAAACGCCGTGCAGATGCTGAAAAACGATTAGCGTCAGGCTTAATTAAATCAAGAAATGATAAGATAGTAAAAGCTCAAGTTCAGAGGGACTATGTTAAGGATACACTTATCAAAGATGTAGAGGAATTAGCTTTAGATCCAAACAACCGACCTTTCTTCTCAACATCATCTAGTAATGATTTAAAGGAAAGAATGGCTTATCTGTACCAAACGGTAGGCAAGAAAAAAGACAATATAGATTTTGTTGATTTAGCTGGTTGGAGAGCTGATGTGGGCGCTTATGCACGTTCAAAAGCGGGTCAGCAAGAAGGTGTGATCGCTAATCAAGTTGCAAAGCAATATGATAACTGGTTAGACGGAATGTCACGCGAAGCATTGAAGGGCGGCGATGATGATTTAGTCGAAACAATCTTTAATGCCAATAAAAAATACGCTCAATTCAAATCAAAATACGGAACTAATAGGCTTTCTGGTCAGTCCAAGATTGTAGAAGACATTATTAATAAGGACGAATTAACACAGACTCAGTTAGTTAACTTAGCTTTTGGAAAAAATCTAAAAGGTAAAGATGCTACAGGGCAGGTTGTGAAAAGAATGTTGTTTGCGGTTCCTAAAGGGAGTAAGCGTTCAGCAATGCAATCCGATTTCCGGGGCGGTTTGATTATGCGTGCTTTTGAAGGAGCAGAAACACCGAATGGATTTAAACTCTCTAAACTTCGTAATGAATTAAATAATGTTCGAAAAAGTGAGGCGTATAAAAATTATTTGTCAGAGCCAGAATTTGATACGGCTTTAAATGGTCTAATTAAAGATATTGATAAGTATGCCGATGCGACAACTCGTCGAGATGTTTATAGTCCATCAGGGCCATTGATTTTACGTGCAGTAGATGGGCTTCTAAGTGCTGGAGGCTTTATTTCATCCCCATTAGGAGGACGCATGCTTACTGAGCCTATGAAAGGCATGGTTAAGCAAGGAAAGATGGCCCCTGACAGACGATTGGTAGAAAAATCCCTACAATCACTTTCTAAAAAATTAATCAAAGATCACAGTAAAGCACATTTCTACGGTGCGGTCGGATCGGCTCCGGCTTCCAATCAAATAATCGAAAAAATAAAGGAATAAAAATGGCTAAAACAGCTCCTTTCTTCCGTCAACAGTTCTTTGACGGAAACGGTGACCCTTTGTCCAATGGGTTTCTATATACTTATGAGGCGGGGACAACGACTGCTAAGGCAACATATACTGACTCAAGTGAAACAATTAGTAATACAAATCCTATTGAATTAGACGCTAATGGGGTTGCTGATATTTGGTTAGGTAACGGTGCTTATAAGTTTGTATTAAAAGATAGTTCTAATTCAACTGTTCAGACAGTCGACAATATTTTAGGGGATAGTACTATTGGTTTTAATGGAAGCGTATCTGAAATTTCTTCAAACTTAGCGTTAACTACCGATTATCAAAATGCCTTAATTGCAGGTTCTGCGACTCTTAATTTAACGCTTTTATCTGCCTCTAGTGCGGGTGAGGGGTTTGTTTTTACGGTATTAAATATTGGTTCAGGCACAATAACTATAGATCCAGATTCCGCAGAAACAATCAATGGGGCTTCTACGTTGGAGCTTTCAGCTAATGAGTGGGCTATCGTCACATGTGACGGTACAAACTGGAGAGCTTTATCTAATACAGGAACAAAGAATAATTTAAGCGCTTCTGCAGCACCAACCGTAAACGATGATACTGATGATGGATATGCTCCTGGTTCTATTTGGGTGGATACAACAGGCGATGAGGCTTACCGATGTGTTGATGCGACAGCAGGAGCGGCTGTTTGGTTAAACACAACTCTTACAATCGATGATTTAGGAGCTGTTGTTACTAAGGGCGCTGATACAGATTTTACAACACCAACAGACGATAACGTCCCGACTACGCTTGCAGTCAAGAATGAGATTGATGCCAAAACTTCAAACCTCCAAACGGCCGTAACATTAACAACTCAAACAGAAGTGGATTTCTCTTCTATTCCTGCGGGAGTAGAAGAAATTAAAGTTTTTATTGTTAATGGGTCGTTGAGTGGAACAAGCGATATAATGGTTCAAATCGGCGATAGTGGTGGTTTTGAAACGTCTGGTTATGTTGGGAACGTATCAAATGATAGCGGCAGCTCAACTTCTTATACGAACGGGTTTCATTTAACTCAAAATATAACCAGCTCTCCGGATGTGGTTCAAATTTCAGCCACACTAAACTTGGTGGATGCTAGTACGAATACGTGGGTAATTCACGGTGGATATGCAAGAACAGATAATTCTCATACAGGCGAAACTATAGGCTCTAAATCCTTATCAGGCACTTTAGATAGCATTAAAATTACTGCAGTTAATGGAACAGACCAGCTAGACGCAGGCGTTCTGAACGTGAGGTACTAATGCCAGATAAAGTTATACAGGTAAGCACAGGTACTACTTACACTTCAGGGATCGGTTCAGTTCTAGTTTGGGCTGCTGGCATAGATTGGCTTGCTATAACAGGTGTTGTTGTCGCAATTGGCGGTTTCTTGGTCAATTGGTACTACCAACACAAAAGATACTTACTAGATAAGCAAAAAATCAAAAAATAATCCGAAAGGATATATATGACATCAAATCATAATGGGACAACTGCGCCCAAAATTCTCCTATGGGACATCGAAACTATGAAGATGCGTATTGAAATGGATACGTACTCTTTAAAACAGTTTTCTAAGTATCTTCGTTATCAAGATATAACTAGACCAGTGACTATATTCTGTGTTGCTTGGCAATGGCTGGGGCAACCAATTGTTTCTTCTACATCTGTTTTAAATGATCCAGAGCGTTTTGATAAATGTCATTGGGATGATTATCACGTTGTAAAAACGATACATCAATTAATAGAAGAGGCAGATATCATTGTAGCCCATAACGGCGATAACTTCGACTGGAAGGTGTTTAACGCACGTTGTCTTTACCATGGTTTTAAGCCAGCTAAGAAGCCACTTATGATTGATACGCTTAAAATAGCGCGTAAAGAGTTCAAGGTAGAATCCAATACTCTTGGCTATCTATGTAAGTTCTTAGGTGTTGAAGATAAAATGCACTCACCAAATTGGGATAAGATCGCCCAAGGGGATATTGATGAAATCGCAGAGGCTGAAAAGTATTGTCGAGGCGATATACGTTCATTACGAGGTGTTTATGAGAAGCTTAGGCCTTTTGCCACTAGCCATCCTAACTTTAACGTATTTAAGAATGCGGAAGAGATGGGCGGTTGTCGTCATTGCGACTCTGTGAAGCTCATGAAACGAGGCTTTGTCTATACCAAGGCTGGCAAGTACCAGAGATACCAGTGTTTAGAGTGCGGAACATGGTCACAAAGTAAGAAAAACCTAATCAAGGTAGATATTCGATGAATTTTAATAAGAGATTGTTAGGCGGTGCCTTAGTTGGTGTCGTCGCTATAGCTGGGCCCTTTATTCAAGGATGGGAAGGTAGAAGTCTGACGGCTTATTTGGACCCTGTAGGCATTGCAACGATATGTGATGGAGAAACTGAAGGCGTTTATTTAGGACAGGTTAAAACTCACCAAGAATGCGATGAGATGACCAAAAGGAGGATCACAGAGTTTGCTGAACAGGTAGATGATTTAGTGAAAGTAAAAATGCCTGAGTCACGCCATGCAGCCCTCACAAGCTTTGCTTACAACGTAGGAATTACAAACTTTAAACGATCAACACTTCTTAGAAAACTAAACGCAGGCGACACGGTTGGCGCATGTAATGAGTTAAGCCGTTGGGTATACGCTAAGGGCGTGAAATTAAGAGGGTTGGTTAGAAGAAGGGAGGCGGAGAGAGAGCTATGCTTACAACAAGATTATACCTATTAGGCGGAGCTGTGGCTTTGCTATTGGCTACACATCTATGGGCTTATTTAGAGGGTAGAAGTTCAGCAAGGAATAAAGAATTAAAAACTCAAGTAGAACAAATCCAACAAAAGAGGAGTTTAGAAAATGAAATTGCAACAATTGACGATGTTGATCTTGATGAGCGTCTTTCTCGTTGGATGCGCGACTAACTCCTGTGCTTGGGTAGAACCTATTTACCCGTCAAAGCAAGATGTTTTAACACGTGGAACAAAACAGCAGATCGTTATTCATAACGAGAGCTGGGAAAGATTTAACAAATAAGGATTACCATGAATTTAGGACTAGGATTAGGTTTTATCAAAACCGTAAAATCTATTGCGGTTGCCGACCCATCAAAGACATATATTAGCTTTGCTGTATTTGGGTCTTCAAATGCGGGTGGGACACAACATATAAATAGCAGCATTTTTACAAATCAGATTGACACGTTTGATTCTACTAAAGAGTTTCGTTTAAGCGACTTAGGCGTTCGTGAAACATATAGCGATCCGGTCAATAACCACACAGGCGCTTCTCCATATACATCATTAAATGAAGATATGCGTTATGGCCCTATGGCTCAGTTGGTTAAAGACCTTAGTGCGGGGACATCAAAATCAATCATCGTTGCTTCAGGTGCAGAATCTGCTGTTCCATATGTTAGTGGTGGATCGCGTTGGACAGATAGAAACGCTGCGGATCCGGATGATATGACGACACGTTATGGTCAGGTCTTAACACGTATTCAAGAACTAGAAACTTTCACAGGTGAAAACTTAGACTTCTTAATTGTCCCTGATCCTGGTCGAGATGCAGGGGTTGGAAATACTGCTTCTGGCGTGGTGAATGCAATGATCCAATTCTGTAACGATATCCGCTCTGACTTGGGGTATAACGTACCTATATTGGTTGCAGGACTTGGCCCAACACCTGACGGTTTTGCATTTGGGACTTATACGACTTGGGAAACAATTAAAACTGAGATGCGTTCGCGTTTAGAACAGAGCGTTTCAAACTTACGTATTATCGATGATGCGGATGATGGAAATACACTGAATGGTCAACTTCAGTGGCAGCTTCCTTGGGATAGTGGAACGGACACAGGAACATTCCAAATCGGGGAAACTTTAACTGGAGGCACAAGCGGAGCGACAGGTATTGTTAGTTTATTCAACTACGGCGTAAGACAAGTTTACGTTGAAGATAATTTAGGTACTGCATTTGTTGATGGGGAGGTTGTAACAGGTGGAACGAGTGGAGCAACCGCAACTCTTGATTTATCTAGTGGTGCTGTAACTGTTCACTATAATACTGAGGGCTACAATAATAGAGGTTCTGCTTATAAGACGGTATTACAGGAAATTCTAATTACTGACGATCCAGTGGGAGCTGTAGACCCAGATGGTGCAAACAACCCATCTACTACAGATGCTATAGATAATGGGGTTAATGGAACTATTACAGCTTCTAGTAACTTCTCAGGGTTCCCAGCAACTAATGCTGTTGATGGTAACGCAACAAGTGGCAATCAATGGATATCTTCAACCAACGCTAACCCTCAATGGTTGAATTATGAGTTCAATAGTCCAATTCAAATTAACAAATATACGGTAGCGGTTTTCACAACAAATCGTGGACCGACTAACTTCATATTACAGGGGTCTAATACAGGAGTGTTTGGTGGAGAAGAGGTTGATTTAGATACTCGTTCCGGCGTGACATGGGTGAGTACAGTTGCTCAAACTTTCACCTTTACGAATGCAAATACGTACACTCATTATAGGCTTCTTGTGAATGAAACTGTGAACGCAGGACAGTATACAGATGTGGCTGAATGGGAGCTTATTGAAGCTTCTTAAAAAACATTTTCCAAAAGTCTACCAGAACAACTGTTCTGACTTAGCTTATTAGTTAATTTTGTGAAAGTAAGGGTGACAGTGGTGCCCGGGGAGAGAATTGAACTTTCGACACGGGGATTTTCAGCTTACTATGAACCTCTGTAACTATAGGAATTCTGCGAATCTTAATTTGGAACAAACGGAAATAAACCGTAAACAAAGAAAGAACATCAAATATTATCAGAACAATTGTTCTGGTAGCACTTATAGAACATCTCCAGCATTTCTTAGATAGTCAGGAGAGTATCGTGCATATACCCTTTCTGTAATTATAGAGTTTGTGTGCCCGAGAAACTGGGCTATTTCAGACATACTTATTCCAGCTTCAGCCATCCATACAGCCGCCGTATGTCTTAAAACGTGCGGCGAAATCTTTAATCCTGCCTTTTTAGCGTTTCTCATGAACGCCCACCTAATAGATTTAATCGGTTTATCATTAAACGCTATGACATGGTCACATGTTCGCCCCTGGTAAGCTTCTTCTAAATATGGGAGTAACTTCTTACTAATAGGAACAATTGCACGGCCTTTATTTCCATGATCTCCTGTAGAGTATTTTATCAGCCCGCGTTCAAAATCAACACGGTCCCATGTGAGTTCTAATATCGCTGAGGATCTTGCGGCAGTATATAGCGCTATCAGCGTAAATAGTTTTACATGTGGCGTTTCAATAACCTCAATTAGCTTATTAAATTCTTCTCTTGTTAGATATCGATCTCTCGGCGGTGCAGCGGGTGGAATATAAAATACGGCTTCAGTGTTTGGATAGAAGTATCTGATTGCCGCCCTAAGAGCCACGAGTTCATTTTTAATTGTGGTTGTTACAACGCCTTGCTCTAGGCGTTTCTCAGTATATCTTTTACAGACATCTCTATTGATTTGGTGAGGGCGTAAGTCACCTAACTGCTTACAAATTTGTTTAAGCTTACACTTGGCTTCTCTAAGCCCCTTTAGTTCGCTTTTTTCTTCTGCCCATCTATCGGCTATATCATTGATGGTTTCAGGGTTTTCATACCTTGAGCGTTTTAGAGCTTCAAAGTTTCTTTTTGCTATTGAGAAATCATCGGTACGAAGGGAGATACGTTTTTGCTTGTCGTCTTCCCACCATTCCGCATGGTATTTGTTTCTATATTTAATGATACGCATGATTTTTCTTTCTCAAATCTCAACGCCTCGCGATGAGGTATTCTAATAAGAGGCTTTGTCTTGGTTCCTACATCTATATATTCTTTTATTTCGCCTCGCTCTATCCAATTTCTAACAGTTCTTGGTGTTACATCCCAATATTCTGCGAATTGTGTAACGCTATATGGTTTTGGATTCATCATCTTTCCTTTCTAATTATGGCGGGGCTGGCAGGGCGAACCATAACTGTATAAATCCTGTTTATACAAACAGCCCCATAAACTATTTAATCTCCTTCGGTGGTTCTGGTAACGGCATCCAGCGGGTTGGCTGATTTGTAAGCAAGCCCTGATACGTTCTCCATCCATCATCAAAACCGTAGCCAACCGTTACGTATCTTCCTTCGTGAGGTGGAACAGCCTTACCTTGCAGTAAAATTTCAGTCCCATCCTTCGGCGCGGTTGATATATCTTGCCATTGCGGTACAAGGTCAGCGCGTATGTATTTTGTCGTAATTTCCCCACCCGTTAGTTGATGTGCGTTATTCCAAAAACAACCATATTCGTTGCTTTTGCCTGCGTATATTTCTTCTGGCATATCTGTCATCACTCAACCTCCTTAATCATCTGTGCGGCTTCGCATAATTTTCTATGTTTCATATCTGAAGATTGCGCCGCTATTCCTTGACCTAATATTTTATTTAAATCACCACTCTGCAATCTATCGGCAATGCGTAGGGCTCTTAAAAAAAGATCTTTGTTGATAGTGAGCCAGGTTGTTAAGTCGCCGTTATTATTGGCGCGTTCGTAACCTTCCAAAGCCGCTTTAAAATCGTGCGTCATTTTATAATCTCCTTAACTTTTATCTCACTAACTTCTTCAGGCTTAAGCCAATATATTCCGTATTCTGTTTTAATCGCAATTGCCACTAAAGGATCATAGAACCATTCATATGGTTTTCCATCTTCAGCGCCTGTTACAATGGCCTCTCTCAACTGTTCTTTATCTGTCATTTTAACCTCCACTCGATTTCAAATGGCGCAAATGTGCATCCAACATATAAGGATGTACAACCCATGATAAAAAGCACGAGAATAATCACTGCTTCCTCTAACTCCATCTTTCCACCCCAAGCTCGACCTACTAGGAAACACACAATTGACATGACCAAGAAGTACACTCCCGCAATGATTGTCACTATAAATCCTATCCAAGCCATCACTCTCCTCCTAATGCTTTGCGGATTATGAGGTCTAATCTCTCAAATTCTTCACGATCATAATCATTCTCAAAATCTTCAACGAACTCTTGCAGATCGTTGTATGCCTCAAGCGCCTCGCTGTTATCTTTAGGTTGTGAGAGGTAGCCTTGTTGTGCGAGGTGTGCTAATGCGAAAAGCAACATTTGTGGTTTATGCTCTTGATCTAAACGCATGTGAGCTTCTGATATTTCAGTGTACAAATTCTCAGCATCACCACTTTCAGCGGCACGGGTGTTCATTGTCTTGCAGATAAGTTCCGCTCTATCTTCGCAGTCAATTTCTTGAACCAGATATTTTCCAGTATTAGCGTCCAGTATTTCAAAATGGCTATGCTCTCCGTTACAGGCGAAACGCTCCACAACTATCCAATCACACGGCTTTAATTTAGTCATCATCGCCTCCCAGTTCTGAATATTTCTTAGGTGGTGTTACGTGATCTTCTATCATTGCGTCAGGCGCATATTCCCTTACGAGATCAATGGATACTTCACACGCATGCTTATTGTTCAGCAGTGGGGACTGCATGATGGTTTGACCGTTCTTAATAGTTAGAACGAAATAGAACTTCCCATCCTTAGTTTTTCTAATGTAGAACTTAGGTTTCATTATTCCTCCCACCAATTCATAATAGGAGCTTGTTGCCACACCTTAAAAAGGGTAAGGCCAACCGCACCTAATATTATAAAGATCAATAGTAAATAACTCATTTCTTCACCTCTAGCTTGACCACTTTAAGTTCAGGGCCGTTTGAGTATCCTTCTTGCTCACTTGCTCTCTTCATTAGTTCCGATGCGGCTAGGCGCAAAGAGTCTGCGTATTCTTGTCTAGTCATAGCTTACCCCTTAAAAAACTTTTTGAATTGATCGTGTCCATACTGGCCTTCCGTTAAGGCGATGATCTCTTTAATCGTGTATTTATCCTTTACCTTCTCTTGGTTTTCGATAAATGCTTTGACACCGTACTCACACGCCCCTGTAATAACTCGGTACATTTCGATAAGCTCTGGCACTGTATGTTTGCTGTTAAGTTTTAGCCCTTCATATTCACTTTTATCTCTATCTCCAATTTTGTAGATCAGATTTTCTCGGGCTTTTTTAATTGTGCTTCCGTGCGCTGATTTACCATTGTCAGTTACGAGGTAAACAATGTCGCCCTCATCATTTTTAAGCTTTCTTACATTGCCTCGTGTCGATAAAACTCTATGGAATAGCCCATCGGTATAATCGACCTCAACCCACTCACCACCTTCAACGATGTACCAACAGTCTGGTTTTAATAGTTTACCGTCCACAATGTCAGCTTTGCCACCAACAGGAATTAACTTATCGTCTTTTCTTGCGTATTCAGATGCCATGAGTAAATTACCCATGTCACCCTTTACGGCGGCACGATAACCTAATGCTGAACAAGCGCTGTAGTCACCAGAGCTTGCGGCTGTACTGGAGTTACCAGAGCTAGCCGCTTTACTGTAGTAACCAGAGCTTGCGGCTTTACTGTAGTTACCAGAGCTTACGGCTGTACTGGAGTCACCAGAGCTAGCGGCTGTACTGTAGTAACCAGAGCTTGCGGCTGTACTGGAGTTACCAGAGCTTGCGGCTTTACTGTAGTCACCAGAGCTTGCGGCTGTACTGTAGTCACCAGAGCTTACGGCTGTACTGTAGTCACCAGAGCTTGCGGCTTTACTGTAGTCACCAGAGCTTACGGCTGTACTGGAGTTACCAGAGCTAGCCGCTTTACTGTAGTCACCAGAGCTAGCGGCTGTACTGTAGTAACCAGAGCTTGCGGCTTTACTGGAGTTACCAGAGCTAGCCGCTTTACTGTAGTAACCAGAGCTTGCGGCTTTACTGTAGTTACCAGAGCTTACGGCTGTACTGGAGTCACCAGAGCTAGCGGCTGTACTGTAGTAACCAGAGCTTGCGGCTGTACTGTAGTCACCAGAGCTTGCGGCTGTACTGGAGTAACCAGAGCTTTTGTGTTCTTTTTCGGTTTGTTTATAGAATTCGTTAAAGTCAGTTGTAGCTAACTTAATTAAATCTTTTATGTCTTGTGTGAATATATCAGTCATTTTCTTTTCCTTGCCTTGCGTACCCGCCAATATCATCCCAATGGTCTTTGTGCTTTGGGTTGCCGTTCACGATGCGGCTAACTTTTACCAAGATCATTTCTAGAGATTCTCTTTGTGGAGGCGATATTTGCCCCCATTTTTCACCTTGGCGAATAGTTTTTTTAAGCTTCTGCGCCATAGCCGATTGAAAGCCAAAATCACCGTGTGTTGATTGACGAGATTCTAAAATATTTCCAACCTCGTCTGGCTTGCTTTCTCGTATTAGTTTTCCCGTCATTGGATCGTGCATCTTAATTCCCTTTAAAAGTGAATGAGCCGTATATCACAGCCTTGTGGCTCATCCGATTATTGAGGTAGTTCGGGCATTGAACTATACTGTGACCTCAAATCCCTCTATTTATTGCCCTTTAGTCTTACCCATTCTTCCACTCTAAAAACTGCGCCTGTAGTCGCTTAAACTTCTTGCCTGCATCCGTACCTTCGATAAGTTCGGAACATGATTGAATGCCGCAATAGTGTTTAATCATTTCTTCCGTTGTATAATCGTTACTGTAATTCTTTGCTGACGCTAAAAACCCCCTGGCTATCTCATCTTTTGCCATCATTTTTGCTTGCCCTGCGTATGATTTACGGTCAGGAACTTTTGGTGTTTCATCATCGTTTAGGGGAACTATGACGCACATATAACGTTGACCCATTTGATCTCTAATCAATTCCATTGGTAGGTCGTCTGGTTGTATTGTCAGTGTTACCTTAGATGCACCAGACTGTAGTTGTGAGAACCCGTCCTTCTTGGCTTCAAACTTGTAACAAACATCTTTTGCAACCTCTGCTTCAAACTCCCCCATTGTAAAACCTCCATGCTTTAATCTTCATTTCTTCTAACGGCTTGCCGTACAAACTCTTTGCTAATTCTGTAGCGTGCCAAACACCCTTGTATTGTTCGTGAAAGCTAACTTCTCCCATGTTGTGCTGTTTTCTGTGACAGCTCTGGCACATGGGTATGGTGTAACAATCGCTAGGCTTCAAACCCATTCCCCCGTCGGTTGAGTAACGAATGTGGCAGGCCTCAACATTACCCTCACACTCGTTACTCATATAAAGGCAGGGTAGTTGCCTAATATTTTCTAGATGTTTGTTATCTCTAATCATCAGAATGGTATTTCATCTTCGAGTTGTGATGGTGTTTGGTTGCTTGCCATGTCATGAAGACCTGCTTCACTAACACCATCTTGATTAGCTGGCGTTTGCTGATTATTTTCTCTACTATCCAACATTTTGATTTCACCGCGATAGGGACGTAAGACAATCTCAGTCGTATATTTCTTCTGACCGTCTTGCTCCCATGAGCGAGTTTCTAGCTGCCCTTCGATATAAATCTTTGAACCTTTTTGAAGGTAGTTTTCACAGACATTCATTAAGCCTTGGTTGAATACAACAACGCGGTGCCATTCTGTTTTTGATTGACGCTCACCTGTTTCTTTATTCTTCCAGCTTTCAGATGTTGCGATAGATAGATTGCATACCTTATCGCCTGATTGCATTGTTCGGACATCTGGCGCATCGCCTAGATTCCCAATCAACGTTACTTTATTTACTGATCCTGACATGTTTAGTTTCCTTTCGCTTTAAACATTATTGTGTACCCACCGTTATCCATCACGACGCCCTTAACAGGGGTATCTAATTTCATAGCGGCGTTTATTTTTGATTTATCGATCTCTTTCTTTACCTTCATGAACTCTTCAGGAATGAGTGACGCATCTTTGATGATTGGCTTTGGTGAAACCTTTCTGATGTGAATACCCAAGTCGTCGTAACAGACACCTTCTTCAAAATGTTCGTGAATGATTTTTGCTTTAACGTCTTCCTTCATCGCTTCGTGCGTTTTGATAACGGAGTCTATTTCACGCTTTTTCTCTTTTAGTTTGAAGATAACGTCTTCAATATCTATGTACTCTTGCCCTAAGCTCATTGCGCCATTCCTTGAATTGGTTCTCTAAGAAGTTTTTCAGCGTTTTGGGCTATGCTTGATTGGCGCTCTTTTTCTTTAAGCTTGTCTTGAATAACTTTACCGATTGTTCTTTGTTGCTCTTCGGTCATTCTTGAGCGTTGAGCTATAGCTTTTTCTCTAGCGGCATCAAGCTTTGCTTTGCTTGTTGCTTCTTCTATTTCTTGTTTAAGTCCCAGAAATTCCTCACCAGTAAATGGGGTGTTTTTTTCAACTGGCTTAGTTTTAGGTTTAGCGCCCCTTACAATATCCCAAGGATTAGCTGTAAATTTACTAAAACGCTGCTTGCCGCTTTTGTCTGTGTAAGTTTCACAAGGAACCCACGGCGTTTTTACGTCGTATAGGTATCTTCCAATACCCCACAAAACAGCGGCTCTTTTCATTGCATCACTGATGGCGCCTTTTTCGGCCTCTACTTGTGTATCTCCAGCACCGTTTGCTTTCCAGATCCATTCACCGCCTATTTTAATTCCAATCTCTGCGATTGTTTTGCTTTCGGCTTGTGAGTATCTAACTTGCCAATTGGCAGGGCCACAAACATCGTCTAAACGCTCCATAACGTCACGCGCGTCGATGTAAGCTAGAGCTAGTGCTTTATCTCCAGCTTTAGTTAGGGTTTGCGCTCTCCAACTGACAATCGATTCAGGAAAAGGTTCTTTTAATTTATCTAGTTCTATCTCTGACATTTTAACCTCCTATGATTGCGTAGAAACCAAGCGCTATGCCTGTTACTCCAATTGCTAATGCACAAAAACTAATGAATTGTTCGACTGATTTTCTTCTGATTGCTTTACGTCTACTTCCTTTGCGACTTTTATAAGCAAGGCCGAAAGGTGATCTATTTGCAGTTGCTGGGATGCTAATGTCTGCTCCAGCTTGTACACTTGATCCTGTAAACTCTGTTTTTCTATCGCTTCTTGTATCACTGTTAGGTCGTATACTTTTATTTTGTTGTTCCCTGACATAGCGTTCCCTTTCTAGCTGTGCTGTTGTTTTTGCTTTGATTGATTGATAGCCACCTCGCGGATAAGGCCGCGTCATTTTAGGGGCGTCTGTTATTCCTGTGATGTTAATCATGACTCCCCCTTTGCTTTTGCGATTGCCTTATGCGCCTTATCCCATGCGTCAAAATATATTGGGTGAGGTTCTTTATATTCACGCTCCCAATTTTGGTAAACAATAACCTCTTCCAAAGCCTCAAGCAGTTCTTTATTTATGTCTTTAAGCTTGTCGCGTTCTGCCGCGGTTTCAGGCGCGGCGGCTATGAGGTAAGCGTTGGCTTCTTCCTCTCCTGGATATTGTGGATGTGCATCAACTAAACATACTGGAATTCTTCTGTGGTACTTTGTCCTGTCGTCAGCTGATATTTTAATTGGCTTCCCCATATGAGGAGCGTAAAGCCAAGGCCCTCGTGTATGCTGCCCCATTACTTCCTCACAAACTCGACGATGTTGTCGTTCTCTGGTTGTTGCATGGCACGCACGCCTAATATCTCAATAACCTCCTTGCAGAAGCTAGGTGAGGTTAGGTCAGATGCTCTGATGTGAAGTGGCTCACGCTGTTGTGCGACCTCCATATCAAGCTCTTGCGTCACTTCGTTGATGATTTCTAAAGCGGCGCGAACTTCTTTTGCTTTGTTCTTGTGTCCGTTTGACTCAAGCAAGTTTAAAAACTCAGTTGTCCAAACATTCATTTGTCCGCCATAGTTGGCTAAATTAATTAATCCAGTTTTGTTCATGATTACCTTCCCATTGCTGTTTGCATTTCATTCCAGATAACAGGCCAAGTGATTTCCTCAGCCTCTTGCATGGTTAGGCCAAGTGCTTTGTAAGCACCGTGCCAATCCACTTTGTTAACAAGTTCATGATTGCGGGCGTGGTTTGAACCGAAGTTGTTTTCGTTCAAATCGTGTTGCGTGCGAATTGCCGCTAGCTCTGTGATTTGTTGATTTGTAAGTTTCATGTTCAATGCCCTTGTTCATGTTGTTAAGAGCATATTCACAAATTGTGAACATAAAGTCAATAAAAATATTTACAAAATGTGAACTTTTTCCTTCCCACCAGCAAAACCGCGCGTTATAATGGGTGTATAAAGAGGGGTTTTTACCCTCTAAAACTAAAAAATAGCGAAAAACTACTATTACTAGTAATTAAGAATGATCCAGAGTATCAGCTTATTAATAAAAAAGAGCCGCCCTGTTGTGGGGCGACCCTAGATAATTTAAACTACTATTTAGAAATTGATTCTATAATAGTATGAGTGTTAACCGTAGTGGCCTTGTTTCACTTCAGAAACGCGACCTTGGTTAACGTTTGCGAGAGCCGCGATTTGGTGTTGGAAGTAAAGTCCAGTGTTCAGCAAAAACTTTATTTCCTTCACCTTATCCGCTGTCATACGCTCAGATTTCTTCATCATTAAGATAAATCCTCTTTCATTGTGGAGGGCTAACGTTTAACGATTTAGTGATTGTCGCTAACTGATTTTACAATTCACGACAAGTGATTGAAGGTGTGTTAGCCCATGACACCTACTATTATTAGTGTTACCCGATTCGCTACTAGAGTCGAGTCATGTTCATGTTTAGTTCTTTTGTATTACAGTGGCGGTGCCGCCGTGGGGGTTAACCCACAGCAGCTTGGGGAAATTCTTCATTAGCTGGTTGATATCCGAGCACACGCATCTTTAATTGAGATTTGTAGTAATCTACAAGCGTGTCCGCGTTAAAATCAGATGTACCCCAAACAACGGTGTCATGCTTTTCAAATAAGTCTTTAAACATCATTTCAAAAAATGGCTTTCCTAATCCATTTCCTCTCTGTCCTTTGAACAGGGCAAGGTTATGAATTTCTATTGTAGATTTGCTTTGAACAATATCATTGAATTGAGAGAATATAGCACTAGGCGGCCCGATAAGGGCATAGCCTATAGGCGCTTTATTTTTTCTTAATACCCTTAGTCTTGTATCTGGGTGTGATAATAAGGGCATCATCGCTTCTTCTTGGTGAGCTTCGATTTTATCCCACTGGACACCTGTTTCAATTTTCTTAACAAGGGCTGAGAAGTTTTCCCATGTAGGTTCAATTTCAGCGTAATCTAAGCCAGGCCAAGCTTTAGCGAAGTGCTCAGATAGCACGCCAGCTTGCCAATCTCTTTTAAATATTGCTAAAAAGTGTTTGCCGAAATTCATGGCTCAAATGCCTCGTTTTCCCATGATTTTTCAAAGAAATGACGCATTTGATCTGCCGTATCTTTTTGGTCAATCACAACAGCAAGAACATCATTATTGTCAAAATTTAGAAACGCTATTTTAGAACCGTAGATGTATATAGTTTTATCGCTAAACAATTCTTCTGGTAGCCATTTGTACGAGCAATAAGAAGATCCAAGAAAGGAATCGTCCCCTTCTTTTACAACGACCCTAAAGGTGAAACGCTCAGATAGTTTTAACATCCTCTCTAGGTGCATATCCAAGAAGTCTTTTCCTAGTGCATTTAAGACAAGATCCGATACACCATTATAAAGCCAGATATCAGTTTGTTTTTCTGATTTAACAGTATTGTAAATATCGGTATAAAATTCTCGAAAGCCGTCAGTCCCTCGGTATTCTCTAACGCCAATAGGGGCCTTCCTAACGCCTTGACCGTCTATGAACTCTAGCCCATGCCCCTCATAATAGAGCTGCAGGGTGGCTAAAGTTTGGGCGTTGCCTTTACTCTTTTCGTTTTCAATTTTTGAAAGAGTGGCTTTATCTATCGAGCAATCCTCACAAACCCTTGACTGGTCTAGGTTTAAGTGCGCTCTGGCCTGTCTGAGCTGGGCTGCTGTAATCATAAAAACACCATTTATATTGCGTTTAATCCATATTTATTAATTTTTTTAACGCCTTATTAACCTTTTGTCTATAAAAATGTTGAAACTTAATTATGAAAACAGTGCTGGGGAGCAACTAAAATGAGTAACACTTTAAGAAAAATAGAAATGACAGTGTTTTGCGCGGAGCAGGACGATAACTACGAAGTTAGCTACTTTGATGTAAAAGAAGTTAACGATGAGCTAGCGAAGGCCAAGACCAGAGTAAAGAAGAGTATTGGCGGCGTTCGCGTGATTTACAGACAAAAAGAGATATTTGAATACAAATTCACTAGAGATTGGGATGAGTATAAGGATCTGCGTCGTAAATCCAACATGCTAACAAGCCGCTTTATTAAGCAGTGCGAGAACAGGGCAAAGAAATATAGAGGTTAGATTAGTAACTATTACAATGAACTGTATTTCCAATTGCAGAACATGACGTATAAGTCGGCTGGTTATTCTGCAGTGAGTTTGTAAAATCTTGCCAAGCTCTTTGTTGATTAGCTTGTCTTTGGGCAAACACGGCATCTTGTTGAGCCTTTATTGATAAAATGGCTTCACAATCTAGTTTTCTTTTGTTTTTTTCTTTTGTAAAGGCATCTCTGCCTATTTTAGTGGTGCCATTCATCCAAATTGTACAGACTTCAACGTTTGTAGATTTTGATGCAAGGTTTCTATAGGAGTGTGTTAGCACTTTTGTACAGTTGACTTTTCTATTCTTCACGGCTTTATCAACAGCGTCAATTTGATACTTTTGGTGATCCAAACACAAAGCTAGCTCCGACACTTCATTCAGCTGGTCTTCATTCATACCAAAAGTTAAGGGCTTGTTAGTTGTGGCTTGGCAAGCTGAAACAGCTAGCAATGATAAAAACAGTAAATATTTCATATTATTCCTCGTGAACTTTTAATAAATCATCGATCGCCTTCTGGATGTGATCGGGGGCTGTTTGGTATCTTTTTACCAAGTCGCTAGTTTCTTCAGTAGCTATGGTCTGCGGATCTACAAACAAATGCCATACTGGGATATTTAATACACGAGAAATTTCAGTTATCCATACTGAATGAAACTTTCTTTCTCCTGATAACAGCATACTTACTTGGCCCTTAGAGCAATCAAGCAGCTCTGCAAGCTTTTCCTGGGTGATCTGAGCTTCTTTAAGAACCTCTTTAAGGCGCCAATCTTTCATAAATAACATAGAAGACAATCCTGACTTTCTAAACAATACACAAATTGTGAACTTTTGCTCTTGACTAATATTCACAAATTGTGAACAATGTCATCAAGTCATGGAGATGGCGGAGTAGGGGTACTCCAAAGTTGGGATTCGTTGGCGGGAACATTCTCTTATGGAAGGAGAACTATTAAGTGGGCCAACGGATTCCCTGCTTCTCCCTTATGGAAGGGGAAAAGAATTTGAAATGGATACCCCCCGCACTTGGCGGAGGGCATCACTGTTTGGGGGTAAGCCCACATATAGCAACTTTATCATGTGGAATTCACATAAATGTATAATGAAACGCAAAATTTATTATTAAACGCTTTCCCCAAGGGGTATTGGGAGACGGTAAAAGTTTACGTTGAACGAGTTTCAAAAGAAACTGGCGAAGCGATCTCATACATTCACGACCTTTATTACAACCGAGCGAAGCTATCAGCTTTTGCGCGGCAACATCTTATTCATCTGGCATCCGTCAGAGAGCAATCCAACAAAGACGACAACCAACTAAACCTGTGGGGGGACCATGAGCGGAACAATCATTACTACATTTGAGGCACAACATGCCGAATAGATCAAAAGATAAAGGCTCAAGAGAAGAGCGTGACGTTGTTAATTATCATCGCGAGTTAGGTATACCCGCAAACAGAACATTAGAAGCGGGAGCACGTTCTGACGGCTCTAACACATGGGACGTTGATATTCATTACAGAGGACTAGATCACGTGCCACTGATTGGCGAATGCAAGGTTAGAGGTGATGGCTTTAAGCAGCTTTACACATGGTTGGGAGAAAATGATTTCCTCACCGTAAGAGCAGACAGGCAGGAAAGACTTTACGTCATACCGCAAAGAGTTTGGGAACTATTAATCAAGTAATTCATCAGGGGGAAACATGAGTGAACTAAGGCAGGGTGTAGGCGAAAGTAACGAATGGTATACGCCATTGTTTATTTTTGAAGCTTTGGGAGTAACCTTTGATTTAGACCCTTGCGCTCCTAACAAAGACCATTGGACGCCAGCTGCAAAATTTTACACCAAAGAGGATGACGGACTCTCACAAGATTGGAACGGATTTGTATTTATGAATCCTCCATTTGGCGGAAGAAACGGACATGTTCCTTGGTTAGAAAAGTTTATTGAGCACTACAATGGCATTGCAATAGTAAGGGCTTACACTTCATCAGCTTGGTGGCATGAATACATTCCAAAATGTACAGGGGTTCTGTTTCCTAAAGGTAAAACTAAGTTCATTAAACCAGATGGCACCATAGGAGGCTCTCCTTCTTCAGGCGTCGCCTTGCTCGCTTGTTCAGGCTATGCAGCAGAGATTTTAAAACAATCAGGGTTAGGCATATATATGGAGCAGGCGACAGTATGAACGACAAGATAGACGAAATACTAGAAGAAGTTACCAAGAATTATTCTTGTACCGTTCAGCAATTAAGAAGCCCTCAAAGAGCTTCACATTTGGTTAAAGCCCGTAGAAGGGTAAGCCGCAAGTTAAGACAACAAGGGATGTCCTATCCCCAAATAGGAAGAGTACTCAATAAAGATCACACAACAATTATTCATCACTTACGGGGGTAAGTCATAATGAAAGTATTAAATCTGTATGCGGGCTTAGGCGGTAATAGAAAGCTCTGGAAAGATGTTGAAGTTACGGCTGTAGAGCAAGACCCGAAAATAGCCAAGGTTTATCAAAGGTTATTTCCAAACGATAAGGTCGTAATAGGTGATGCCCATGAATATCTTTTAGCACACTCTGGAGAGTATGATTTTATTTGGTCTAGCCCACCATGTCAGACGCATTCAAAGATGGCTAAAGCTACCAGGCACAAACTAAAACGGTATGTTGATTTATCCCTATACCAAGAAATACTTTATCTTGAGCATTTTTATAATGGTGGATGGGTAGTTGAGAACGTGTTGCCACATTATCAACCTTTAATTCCAGCACAACAAATAGGGCGTCATTTGTATTGGTCTAATCTT